CATTGGTTGAGTTGTACTCAAGATTATATCTACCGGGTTTTAGTTCAGGTTTTGATTCCTCAACCTCAACACCATCAAAAAAGTTTGTAATATCCATAATTTACCCTTACTTTTTAAAATTAACCTGGATCGTAAGAATTATAGTCAGACAAATGTTTAACTAAATCCTTACAATCCGCTTGTAAAGAAATGAGCCAATGTAAGCCATCTGTTGGTAATGAGTTGTCCTCTGGATTAATTGAATCAATGTGTTTTGTTAAAACTTTGTCAAATAATGTTAAGGATCTCTTTACTTTAGCGACTTCACCTAATCGACTCACTTCAGCATCTCCTCTCGAATGGTACTCCAATCAAAAGGCATTTCACCAGGTAGGCCATAGCGATTTTTTGCTAAGTAACCCGGCGCTTGTTCTGTAAAAATCTTTCTATCGCCTGCAATGGTTTTAGTAGTCATACCACCACCTTTGCCTTTGACTTGAACAGTACCAAGTTTGTAGTTACAAAAGAAAACTGCATCAGAATGTTCGACAATTAAGTCAGCAGCTTTTCTATGTAATTTGATTTCGTGTCTATCATGCGGTTCTTGAGATGGATCTTCGTATCTCTTGATTTGGTTGTGTGCAATTTGCAAGACAGTAAAACCCTTATCTCTAAGTTTATTTAATATCTCAACATATTCTTTCCAACCATTAAGAGCTGTGACGTAACCTTTACCATATGCTGGTGTATCAATTTGCGCCCAACCATTCTCTTCACAGACATGATCCCATAATAAAGTTTCGCACCAATCTAGCGAATCAACGCAGACAACTTTATATTCTGTGTCGTTATTTAGTAACTCCCTTAGATTATCTAAGAATTCAACCCAAGACTTTGCTACAGGAAAGTGATCACACTCAATCTTTCCTATACCATCTTCTGATTGCACGATAATTACTTTACCCATGCTTGCAGCAAAGGTTGTTTTACCGATTCCGCCGGGGCCATATAAAACCATTATAGGTGGTTTTAATTTAGCCTTTTTTTGTATTGCAGCTAAACTCATTTTGCCACCTCAACTTTTTTATCGTCACCCTCTACAGCTTTTTTTAGCAAGTCGCTGTAATGCTTTGCAAGAATGTCTAGCTTTTCAACCTCAAAGTTTGCATTGCTAACAATCTCATTCTTTTGTCTATTGACTAACATAACTTTGTTATAAATAAGTTTATGCTCATCAGATAGATCATCTACCTTGTAGTCTTTACCACCTTCGGTAAAACTAAATACAAGTTCATCATTCTCTTTCGTCATAATTACTCTCCAGAGTTGCGTTTATATTCATCACAATCAGCTTTAGCATTACAAAATCTGCAATGATCTCCAAAGCTATATCGTGGGCTTTCCTCATCGCAAGCATCAGTAGCCTGCTTTAAGTCTGTAAAACCCCACTCCACTAAATTGGGAGCTGAGATTTCAAATGTCTTGATTTGATTTTTAACTCTTGGTTGCACAATAGTCAGCTCTAATGTGATATCCGGGTTGCTTGCACCATATCTAGTTAATGCACCAAGGCCATAAATCATAAGCTGTTTGTTCTTCATGGCTTCTACATTCCACTTGCCAGACTTTAAATCTATAACACAGATTCGATTGTCTGCTAGTAAAATGCAGTCAGCAGTACCATGACATTTATCAGAGATCTCTCCTAGATAAACTTTTTCTTCAATAACACGCTTTGCATTAAGTTCTTTTTGTCTTTTGATTATGTAATTGACATAGACTTCAGCACATTCAACCATATCTTCATCTATCTCAATCTCAAAATCTTCTACTATCTCTTTCCGCCCAAGCCAATAATCGCGCAAGCTCATATCGTTTAACCGATCCTTTAATAACATTTCAGTCATGGAATGGATCAAAGTACCTGTAGCTGCAGGCAATCCAACAGTATATTCTGCTTGGTAATTTAGATATGCGGATGCCGGGCATTTGAACCAGCGATCAGCAGAAGAAGGACTAAATATCGCGTGAGTCATTATAGAGAACCCTAGAACCTTGTTCGAAGTTTTCGATATCTTTTATATCGTATAGGATCTTACCCTCTATCTTGTAATAGGCAGGGCCTATCTGTTTACCGCGCCAATTCTCTAATGTTCTGGAGCTTCTACCCCAACGATCAGCGAGTTCTTTGGTATCTATGAATTTTCTTTCGTTCATGATTGTTCCCTTATTGATTTGTTTCTTGTCGAATATACTAAATTACACTATCATATGCAAATAATATTTAACTGGAGATGATATGAGTATAGATGATGTGAGTGCGAGAGAGTGGGACGAAGCAATCGGTGGTTTAGCTACCAACAGACAAGTAGGTGGCGATCATTATAGAAAGCTCAAAATCACTCCTACGGACTATGTTTATGCTAACAACTTGTCTTGGAATCTTGGTAATGTTGTTAAGTACGTTACCAGAAATAAGGACGATAGAGTCAAAGACTTGTTGAAAGCCAAGCACTATATCGACTTAGAACTTGAGATGGTGCATGGTGTTGATAGTGAGGGTAACAGTATTGGGCCTTACACCATTGAAACTAAGGTCTAGGAGTATGGATATGAACTTTGCAGACTTTGATGATCCTGTAAAAAACGAATGTGAAGGCAAAAAGCCTATCCATTTGGACAGAGATTTGATGAAAGATTTTGTAATGTTTTGTCGTGCAAACGAGAAAGATCCTCAACGTGTAGCTGAATACCTAATTAAATTAGGTATTCATACACCAAATGAGAATCGTGTTTGTATTGATATAGGTAACTTATAGATCTCTTTCTATAATACTTTCTATGTGCTGACCAACCACCTGCGCATTAGCTATCGCTTGGTCTTGATGAATATGAGCATACCTTTGAGTAGTCGCTACATCTTTGTGGCCTAACAAGTTACCTACGTCTGATAAATTAATCTTTTGTAAAGACCAACTAGCATAAGAGTGTCTTATGTCATGCAGTCTTGCATCCGCACACCCCACGCGCTTGCGAACCACATCCCATGCGTACCTGGGCGATTGGATGCCAATGATGTACTCGCTGTATCTATCGCATCGCTCAAGAATCTTGCGTACACCCGGCGTAATGTGAATGATGCGATCCTCACCAAGTTTATCGGTTTTATGCTCTTTAATAATTAATACATCGCCTTTAATGTCTGACCATTTAGCTTTCGCTATCTCACTCACTCGCGCACCTGTTAAGAGCAACAACCAGATAAAATTACACGCTTGCGTATAGCGTTTGTTCTCTCCTAGTACATCTAACTCTTCAGTTATTGCAATTAACTCATCATTCGTGAGATAGCGTTTGCGTTTGACTTCTCTGTTTTTAGGAATATGCAAAGCAGGGTTGTTGTCAACCAAACTAAGCGTAATCGCTAAATTAAACATAGCCTTGAGGATAGAGAGGCACTTATTTGACGTATAGGGGGAACGATCAGTTATATCAAACAGTAATGATGCAATATCACCACGAATGATATTTGATACCTCTCTATCTCCAAGAACTTTTCTTATGTCGTTGTCATAAAACTGTTGGGTACGCTTGATACTTTTAACACCACGTCTTTGCATATCTTTAATGTAGGCCCTAAATAAATCATTCAGTTTCATGTTACAGCTCCATGTTTTTTAAGATGTGCGTAATCACTTCGATTGTCCAACCATTGCCTAACATCTTATATCTTTGTGTGTTGGATACATGATTGGTGTAATTATCTGGCACAGTCTGTAAGCGTTCACACTCTAAGGGCGTGAGCTTGCGCCAATAAACCTCTTGTGTGTCATTCTTAGTCAGACTTATTTTATGATCGTTATTTAAAGCAGGAGTGACTGTACCGACTTTACCATCATCTCTTGGTTGTAATTCTTTGGCTCTAAAAGGTGTATGATCTTTACCTGTCTTTTGCCTATTCTCTTTACGAGCCTTCTTAGCTTCTTCTGTTCTAACTTCTCTATAAGATTGAACAACAAGATTATCTTTAGTAAATGTACTAACTGCATTACTCTTTCCATCTTTTCTTGTTTCAAGCATTTGTTTGGGCTTGGTTTCTTTCCACTTAACATTTATACCATTAGCATCTAAAGATCTACCACGCCACGCGCCTGCTACCACTTTTGGCTCTCTGTTTCCGCCTTGGCAAGTATTAACTGTTGGCGATTTACCATCAGGCGAATACACACGCTTCAATATATCGTGACCATTAATATCAACTGCTGTACCTATGTGTTGCGGAACTAAAGTCATGCCATTATTACCTGCGCCTTTATACATACTCGCTGTCATACATAATGATTTTTCATCTAAATTTTTTCTGTGCTTACGATTGCGTTCTGTATCTTTAGTAGGCTTATGTTTATCACCTACATAACCATTAGCGTAACCATGTGTTCCTGCGCAAATTGTTCCTGATTTTTTATTTGCATCGTGGATCGTATTTGCTTGACTTTTATAGTTTGGATTTAATTGATTACCACCTTGATAATTTTCTTGTAAGTTATTACCAACATAATGTTCTGATCCAACTTGGTCTTCCAAAATATCTCTCAATACAATACCGCGTTCTTTAGGTTGGGTTATGTTAGGTATGTTAGTCCAATAATATCTTTGCCGGGATTGTGCTGATACCAATGAACTATTAATAAAGATAGGCTCAATACCAAATGGAATCTCAGGATAACAAGCTGATACTTGTTCTGAGATAACTTGTAAGTATTCTTTTTTCATCTTGACATTTTCTAGCAAGAAATACTTAGGCTTGATTTCTTTTAATAGACGAATGAACTCAAAAAATAAAGCTGATCTTGGATCATCAAAAGCAAGTTGTTTACCTGCGAAACTAAATCCTTGGCATGGTGATCCTGCTAACATCAAGTCAACATCTTTAAAATCATTTGGATCTAAATTACAAACATCTCCAACTTGTATGGTTTCTGGAAAGTTTGCTTGAGTTACTTGCATAGCGTATTTATCTATTTCGCTTGCATAATAGGTGTCAACTTTAATACCAAGGCGATTGAGTGCTAGTTGTCCGCAACTCATACCATCAAATAAACTTAATACTTTCATTTTAGGCCTTCTCGTTCTCGCCTGCTATATAGACATATTGATCTATGTCAGGTGCATACTTGTCATTCATGTTATCGAATGTCATGTTCTCAGCCTTTTTCTTGGCTTCCTCAACAGATTCAGACTCAACAAAAATCTCTGAGTAGTAGTTTACCTTTGTAGTTACTTTATAAATCATAATCGTTCCCTTATGTGTGTATAAGCGTAGATTAGTGTATATCAGATAATATGTCAATAATGTTTTTTATCGCATCATTGTTCTTCATATGCTCATCATCGATGGTGAGTTGATTTTGTTGCATAGGTTTTACAAAAACCACGTTGCGATATTTAAGAGAAACCAAAGCGAATATATCTATGGCTTGGTCTTTGTAAAATCTATCTTTGGTGTGCGCGCCTCTGCGCATGTCGAATCGCCAATTAACTCTGCCTGTGTTGATCTTGGATGCGGTTTTGACTTGAACTTTATACAGCCGGGCTTCGTGTTCAAAGACTATATCTGCTTCTGAACCATGCGGAACAATAAGGACTGTATCAGATATTTGAGAGAGGAGTGCTGCTGTGAGATATTCACCTGATCGACCAACTCGTTCTGTGGCCCTTGGCATTTTATTTAATCGCTAGCTAATAATCCCGGTAATGTAGTTGCTGTTGTAGCTCCTGTTAAAGCACCAATGTTTTGACCTCTTGTTATTTGTTGGCCTGACATTCTTCTTAGTTGTTCCATAGCTTGTAGAACTTGTCTTTGTCTTGCAGGATCTCTAGTAAGTAATAATTCTCCAACATCTTGTGCTTTAGGAGTAAATGCTCTTGTTCCTAACCTAACAGCAGGCTCAAGAAATTTTCTTCTTGTGGTTTCTGACTGTGTTCCAGAAACAGCTATATCAGTAAGTAATTGTTCTAATCTAGTTACATCGCTTAGTTTTTCTGCTGTGTTTGAATTACCAACTACTTTTGTTGCTGTTAATTGTATTTTTGCTTCTCTTTGTAATTTTTCAACAAATGCTTGCAGAGCTTTTGGCTCACCCTCAAACAATGCCTCTAGTTTTGCTCTTAACTTAGGTGAGTCTAGTAATCTTTTAACTAAATCAACATTATCTTTTTGACCAACGATCTCTTTTTGTATTTCTTGAAAAACACCTATTCTAAAGGCATCTTTTTCAGCAGGTGTTTCTAATCTATCAATAGCTTTTTTAAATTGCTTTGCATCGACATTAGCTTTAGACATTTTAATTCCATCATCAAACGCACTATTTAGTGAAAGTTTGTCTGAAGCGTTTGCTAGAGCGTTTTTATAATCTTTACCATCAGCAGACTTAACAACTAAATTTCTAAAATCATGTACTACGCTTTTTTGTAAATCTGCTTGTTGTTTTTGTAGTCCTTTAAGTTTTACATTTGCAAAAATTTTGTTATCTGCAACTCTTTTCATTTGATCTAATAACTCTAAAGGTAAATCAACTAAAACCTCTACAATATTACCTTTATCATCTACTTTTATTACATCATCAAAACTACCAGGCAATGCTTCTACTTGCCTACCATTTCTTCTTGCTTGTATTTGGTAAAACCTTAATGCTTTTTTATATGTATTTTTAATTTCAGGATTTTCGTTAATAAAATCGTATATTTTAAAATCAGTAATTTTTGAATTATTAGGGTTACCAAAAGCATTATCATATAAAGGATTTACCTTCTGTTGCATAGCATCGCTTATATCATCAATACCGCTTCTTAAATTTATGCCTTTAGTTCTAATACTTTCTGCGCCTTGTTCTAATGATCTTAATATTCTTGATGATTGAATATCAGGCTCTTTACCTGATAAAACAGCAGCAACTCTTTGTTCTGGTGTACCGCTTGTTCTGCTAATTAATCTTTGGCCTGTTTGTAGTCCTGGCTCTACTATTTGTGCTGCTCGCAACTTTCTTCTTACTGCTTCTCCGCCAAAATCAGCTAATACTTCGACAGGTGTTAAACCAATAATCTTATCAGCATCAATGTTAGCTTGTATTTGTTTTATGACTTCTTCAGGTGTTATTTCATCTTTTGCAAATGCGGTTGATATCTGTTTTAAGGCACGTTGTTCATCTTTTGTAAAGCCTTCTATTGGAGTTCTCTTTGCCATGCCAAAGCCTCTACCAATAGTAGTTCCTAAAGCTGGTATAGCTGCTCCAAGCACTCCGCCTACGCCTGCGCCTACGCCTGCGCCTAATGCTTTACCTTCTAAACCCTCACCATATCCTGCGCCTGCTACAGCTCCAATTCCTGCTCCTGATACAGCTCCTTTTTTTGCTATCTGACCTGCGCCGATCCTAACGCCTTGTCTAGCAGCTTGGGCTGCTGTAAGACCTGCCAAAGATCCGCCACCTGTAAATGGAGTTAATAATAATGCTGCTGCAGTAGGCAACATACCGCCTAACACTTCGCCTGCAATATCTTGACCGGGTTTAAGCTGTCTAAATGCTTCTTGGCCTGCTCTTTCTTGTGCTAGTCTTTTATCATAGACCTCAGACCAATCAGCATCTCCAAATAAAGAATCTTTAGTAGCGACTGCTGCGGCTTCTATTTCATCAGACCAACCAAGTGTTAAGCCTGATAAAATAGAAGAAAACATATTTTTTTCATCGACCTGAAATCCTGCATTAGCATATTGTAAATAAATAGGTTTTAATTTAGACCATGACTCAAAGCCGATTTCTTTTGCTTTATTATCTAAAATAGCACCTGCATTAATCTCATCTATAGACGGATCTTCTGCAACTCTTTTTACTTCAGCTCTTATTGAATCTAAATTTTGTTGTAATGACATATCAATAAGGTATATTTTTATTTGATGTTGAATCAGGCGACTCAGGACTTAAATTGCTAAACAAAGGAGTTGATATATATTCCATATCAAAAGCGTATGGCGCAATTACATTTTGTGCATCTACGCCATATTGGGTAGATAAAGTTTGATATTGATTTTGTAAATTACTAAAGTTTCTAATACTATCTCTTGTAATTTCACTCATTAACTGCCACATCTCTTTTCTAGTAGCAGGATCAAATACTTTACCTGTTGCAGCTTTGTTAGCAAATGCAGCCAATGTTCTTAGTTTTCCACCTGCTGCTGCAGTTAATTGTATTTCACCTTCTGTTACTCTTGAACCTGGATCAACTGCTTTCATAAATGAGAATACAGCTTGAATATCACCTATACCTGTCATTTGCTCTAAAGCCTTTTTAGAAATTCTTGCTTGATCTAGTGCTAAGACTATATCTTTTGATTTCTTGTCATATTCTGATCTTAGGTTTTTTTCAAATTCAAATTTATCCTTATCAGTTAATGTGCTTTCATATTTTTTAGCAAATTCATAATAAGGTAATGAAGCATCAACAAATCCTGCTTCAGATAATTTATTGGCTGTGAATAATATTTTACCGCCTGTGCTTAAACCTTCAGGCAAATCTAGTTTGCTTTTAAAATCAAAAAGACTTTCCTCTCTTTGTCTTTTTTTTGATTCAAATGCCTTTATCTCTTCAGCTTCTTTTTCTTTTTGTTTTTGTAATGCTTGCTGTTGTAATGTCTGTCTTAAACCTAGACCAGCTTGTAATGGATCTTGACCTCTTAAACCAGAACCTAAAGCGTAAAGCAATACTGCTAAATTTTTATTTCTATTATTAGTTACTGGTGGCTGACCTATAGGTGATTGCAATGGTTGTGTTTGACCAAAACCTTGCATTTGTGTCATTTTAAGATAATCAGAAAAATTCATTGTTTATCCGGGTAAAAGAGTTAATCCATACAACTGAGCAGCAGTTCCTAATACATCGCCTAAACCAGTTTTCTGCTGTGTTGTAGTAATCGGTGTTGTTGTTCCAAGACCTGTAGATAATAAACCAAGTTGTTGAGGGCCATAAGCCAATGCTCTTTGAAACTCTTCATAAGGTACTTGTAATGCTTGTTGTTGTAGTAATTGTTGCTGTCTACCAATATCTCCTAATGCACCAAGCCTTCTCATTTGCTCTTGTTGTAAACCACCAAGCAAACCTGCGCGAAACTCTCTGCCTAGCATTTGTCTTTGTATGTCAGACTCGGCTGCTCTTTGTGCTTGTTCAAACCCTGTTTGTCTAAGCCCGGCAGAAGTTCTAGCCATTTGTTCAACAAATGGTCTTTGTGATTCTGCCTCTAAAATAGCTGATCGTGAACCACCAAAAGCACCTGCGCCAATGGCTTGAGCTTGTGCTTGCTGTCTAGCTATGTCAGCTCTACGCTGAATATCGCCAAGTGTGGTTTCTATTACTTGTTCTTGAAAAGGTGATTGATATGCACCAATGTCAGCTCCCAAAAGACTAGGAGTAGGCGCTTGAGCTATTTCTCTAATACTAGTAAAAGGATCGTATTCCATGCCTGTTTCAAATAGACCGCGAGTCGCCTCAAATTGTCTTAGTTGATCCGGGGAAAATCCTGCAATTCTTGGCCCTGTATAAGGAACAAAAGGTTGCCCGGCAACACCTTTAGCAGCTTGAAACAGCTCTTCTTGTTGCCTTCTTTGATATTCTGGTAATTCTACTGATTGTGTTGTTTTGCCTTTACTCATAAGTCTTTTCTTATCATATATTCTGGCTCAAAGCCTAAATGTTTTAGTTTTCTTAACCATCCTTTTCTACCACCGCCATAAAGCCTTTTACATTCTGCGGCTCTTGCAAATGCCTCTAAGGAAGGCAACATTTCTTCTAATTCTGTGTAATCTCCACCACACAATAGCAAGTTCATTGCTTTGTTTTGTGGAAATATTACAAACTCTGTGACCATTGCACTACGCTTTCCTGGCCACAAATGGAATAATCCATGTCTTATTTTATCCTCTACATCATTAATTGTATAGGAATCTTGATGTTCTAAAGCCTTTTCAATCCAATGTTTACAGCGATTCCATTCAATCTCCCAAGCATCTTTCTTGGGAAATTCAACAATATTAGTCGCCTTTTCCATATTCAATAATGCTTAAAACCAAGTCAATGTTTGCATGGTTGACTTGTGCTTTTATTATTTCACCTTGCAAGAGAATAAGTCCTGCGTTGGTTTGCAACTCTTCAGTAGCGTGTGCTGATATGTTGTGTTGCTTATAAATAAAAAACTCATTTGCACTTGTATCAGTAATTGATACATCTAAATCGGTTTGCTGATTACCATGATCGCAAGCTAAAAAACTTTTAACAATCGCAAAGTCAAAATCACCACCGCTAGGTGCTGTGTATATGGTTTGCTGTGTGGTAGCTGCAAAAGAATATTTAACATTGATAGCACGTTGTATGTACTGTCGTTGTGAGGATAAATCCATTATCTTCTGCCTCTATTTTTTACATCTAAGCGTATATCACCGACTTGGAAGTCTTGAGTTGTGCTTCCTGTAACTGTCATTTCTACTTGGCGTGCGGTAAAGCGAGCATCGGTATAGCCATCATTTTCAAAGGTAAATGATCCAAAATCTTGTTCTGCGCCAAGAGGATTAAATCGACCTTTGAAACTAAGGGTTACACCAGGTAAGGTGTTAGCTTCTTCGTCTGGAAGGATTTGATTGCATTGTACTAATCTATCGCCTTGACCAATTTGTATTGGCCCTGAAGTACAAAAAGGTGATCTACCATTAAGGTTAGGTGAATTACCAAGTAAAGTTGATTCGTGTTCGTAAACAAATCCGCTTGAATCAGCAGAGATAGGATAATTAAACACGCCTTG